GAATTTTATGAAAAGAAAGAAGATGCCATCCCCGACGAGGAAAAGGTGGATTTAGACGACATGTTCTCTCTGAAGAAAATACACAAAAAGGAAATAAAAGATGCAAGAGCCGCGGGGCTTACAACTGCGAGGATGGCTCACGAAATGGGTATCCCCCCGGAATATGTGAAAGGATCGAAAAAAAATAGAGACAAAAAATATTAGTAAACAATAATAATGAGTCTTTTGTCCGTAAATAACTATAATGAACTCAGTAGATTACAAGAAATTTCTAATTCACTGAGTTTGCATTCTAACCCCATAAATGTTGCTCAAGAGGCTACAAATCTTACGATAGAAACCATCCAGGGTATATTGGAAGGTCTAATGCGCCGTATTAATAAAATGGATACACTTCCCGATGACGCGAAAGTGATCATCGGAGATATGGATTCTGATAATTTACATAAATTAACATGGCAATTACGTCGCTTACATACCTATTTGTGAATTCTCGGGAAGCCTCATGCCAACTAAACTTGTACTCACTGGCCTGTCCTCTGGATTGGCGATAGTATCCGAATCTTTCAAATAGTCAATATATTGCGTAACGCCCGTTTGGATTTGGGCTAATGCGATATTGATCACCTGCTCGTTAATAAACTTGACTTGTTCATTTACCTTATGATAATGATCACCACTGTTATTTATAAATGCAACACGCATGATTCCATATAAATCCTGGTCATTCTGATAATCGATAGCAATACCAGTCTTATTTTTGAACGCCTGCCTGATACCCCGCTGAAGAACGTTTCGGTTAAATTCCGAAAAGAAAAGCGTGTTCAGGGGAGTCTCTTTTTGGCTGAGTGAATTGAGATTCAAGTTATCACACATTTAATATTAGTGAACAGTTTTTTTTCGAGGAGTATATTAAATGATAACTGGAGCTGACTTCGATAAGTCATTTAATGCCAAGGTCAAAAATTTTGAAATGAAACCGGCATCGGACGCCGAGCCATTTATCGGTTCGTATCCGCCTGTCTCTCGTCCGGGTGATGCTGGTCGTTTTTTCGTGAATACCAGTTCCCTGGAACCACCCGCAGTTGAACGTGTGGGTGCCGTTCCCGTGAAAGAAAAGAAAAAGGGGTGGTGGGGAAAGTAATATAAAAATAATCGGGTAAGTATAGTATATAGGAGGATGAAAGTTATAAAACGTTCTGGTCGTGAAGTTGAAATGCGGTTTGACAATATCACTAGCAGAATAGACGTCCTCACGGAAGGATTGTCCGACGAACTCGAACCATCGAAGGTGGCACAGCAGGTATTCTCGTCTTTGTACGACAGGATAACAACCCAAGAAATCGATGATCTCTCGTCGGAAACTTGTATTGGAATGATTACCAGTCATCCCGATTATGAAATTCTAGCATCTCGTATCGTAGCTAGTAATATCCAGAAAATCTGTCCCAATAATTTCCATTTGGCGATGAGAAAACTCAGTAAAGCTAAAATTATAACCGATGAAGTTCTCCAAGTCGCCGCAAAGGTAAAAGATGAGATCAAACATGACAGGGATTACGACTTTTCATATTTTGGTTTAAAAACCCTCGAAAAATCATATCTTCAGCGCATCGATGGCAAAATGATTGAAACGCCCCAGTACATGTTCATGCGGGTTAGTATAGGAATCCATGGTGATAACGTCGAGAAGGTTCTGGAAACGTATAATTATATGAGCCGGGGTATGTTTATACATGCGACACCCACACTTTTCAATTCTGGTACTCCTCGTCCCCAACTGTCATCGTGTTTCCTGGTGGCGAACAAAGAAGATAGCATCGATGGGATCTACGATACAGTGAAGGAATGTGCCCAGATCAGTAAATGGGCAGGGGGGATTGGCCTTCATTGTTCCGATATAAGGGCAAACAAATCTCATATTCGTGGTACAAACGGAACTTCGGATGGAATAATTCCCATGCTAAGAGTTTATAACGCAACGGCGAGATATGTCAATCAAGCCGGCCGTAGGAAAGGGAGTATAGCCGTTTACCTAGAACCCTGGCATGCCGATGTTTTTTCATTCCTTGAATTGAGACTCAATACCGGTGAAGAGGAGGCTCGATGCCGAGACCTCTTCTTGGCTCTCTGGATCCCAGATTTGTTCATGAAGAGAGTGGAAGAGGGCAAAAATTGGAGTCTTTTCTGTCCGGATAAGGCTAGAGGTCTCTCGGATGTGTATGGTGAAGAATTTGAAAAATTATATGAAAAATATGAAAATGATGGACTCGCTACAAAGACTGTACCCGCCGAAGACATTTGGAGAGCTATACTAAAAAGTCAGGCAGAGACGGGAACACCGTATATGTTATACAAAGATGCGTGTAACAAAAAATCCAATCAATCCAATCTTGGCACCATCAAATCATCAAACTTATGTACGGAAATCATTGAACACACAAGTCCGGACGAAACGGCGGTGTGTAATTTGGCATCCGTTGCCCTTCCCAAATTTGTCAGGGACGGTAAATTTGATTATTCGGCACTCCATACGACTATTAAGATCATGACTAAAAATTTAAATAATGTCATCGATAGAAATTTTTACCCAGTTAAATCTGCGGAACGTTCTAATATGCGCCACCGTCCAATAGGACTAGGTGTTCAGGGATTAGCAGACGTTTTCTGTTCTCTTCGCCTTCCGTTTGATAGCGAAGAAGCGAAAAAAATTAATTCGTATATTTTCGAAACTATATACCACGCCAGTCTTGAAGCGAGTTGTGAATTAAGTGATGAACATGAACCATATTCATCATTCAAGGGATCACCAATTTCCAAGGGTATCTTACAATTTGATATGTGGGAAACCAAGGCTGAAATCCCCCATTCGGGTATGTATGACTGGGAAGCCATGCGAGAGAGGGTAAAGAAGGGAGTGCGCAACTCTTTGTTGGTGGCACCGATGCCTACTGCCTCTACCGCACAGATTTTGGGAAACAATGAATGCTTCGAGCCATATACAACTAACATATACCTTAGAAGAACATTAGCGGGAGAATTTGTGGTTGTGAATCAACATCTGGTCACGGATCTCAAAAAATTGGGTTTATGGTCAAAGAAGATGAAGGACTTAATGGTAAAATCTGGGGGTAGTATTCAATCTATCACAGACATTCCGGATGATATTAAAAAATTATACCGAACTGTATGGGAGATAAAAATGAAAGACATAATCGACATGGCTGCACAGAGAGGTAGATATATAGACCAATCTCAATCCATGAATTTATTCATGGAGAGTCCCACATTATCTAAAATTTCCAGTATGCATATGTATGCCCATAAAAAGGGTCTCAAAACAGGTATGTATTATCTAAGAAGTCAAGCAAAAGCCCGTCCTATACAAGTTTCACTAGAACCTGATTGTGTCGCATGCTCGGCTTAAAGTTTTAAATATAAATTATTATAGTGATGACAAAATTCGTTGATGTATTAGATACCATACAAATAGGAGATTTTGACAAAAGACGGAAACTTGCCATAACAACAACAGATGGTAAAGCGGTGAGGATGACAACGCCTAGGATGTATATGCCATTTGGATTGAGTGGATTTGTCCCCGACGTGGGTCAAACCAAATGGAATATAGATTTCAACATGATGGGATACGACGAAGAGGGTAACAGTGTGAAGAAATTTTTTAATGTTATTCGGTCCATCGAAGATAAAATTATAAACGCGGTCGTAGAACAAAGCGAGGCTATATTCGGAAAACAGATGTCAAAGGAAGAACTTGTTCCTATGTTCAATTCCAATATAAAGGAAAGTCCGGACAGAGAACCTAAATTTAGAGTCAAAGTCGATACGACACCCGACAATGAAATCAAATGTATGGTTTGTGATCCGGAGAGAAATGTACTAAACGATACCGTCATGAACGGGTTATATTCAAGAAATTCGGGTGTATCAATTGTAGAATTGGTAAGCGTGTATTTCTTGAACAAAAAGTTCGGATGTACGTGGAAATTATACAATCTAATGGTCTTTGAGCCACAACGATTAAAGGGGTTTCAATTTATTTTATAATCACTTATTCGCTAACAAAAGAAGGTGATAAACCTTCTGGGCTTCTGCCAATAACTCACCCTGAATCTTCATAAACTCCTTTGGATCCTTACCTAGATTCATCTTGGCGACACGAACGGATTCAAACCACAATGCGAGGCTGTCTGCCATTATTATATTAGGGAGACAAAAAATCTCAATCTAAAATGTCCGTTTTTAGATTGAGGTTATTATAGACTAGAAATACTTAGGAAATTACAATTCATTTACTTGCTTAACTTTTCCATCTTGGCAATCTTCTTTTCGTAAGCCTTGGTGCCTTCCTTCGGTTGAAGAGAGAATTTACCCTTCTTCGGCTTGAAAACGCGAACCATCGCCGCCTTACCTTCCGACTTCATGCGACCCAACGCCGCCTTGACAGCCTGCTTGCTCTTAATTTGACCATCCTTCTTATCCAAAACCAAATCCTTCTTCTTAAGACCACCGGCGGTTTGGTCTGCTGTGCCATGTAAAACTTCCGCTCTGCTACCGATCGCCATTTTTATATATACATTACACTGTGAAAATTTTTTTCACATCCAAAATATTAATCTTTTTAGATATCCTAGAAAATGGAATCTGTGTCTTGAGACGCTCATCATTCAAAATTTCTGAACACATTACGGATTTGTGTGCCTGTAATGCCATCATTTCTTCATCCACACTGGCAAACTCCTCTGTTCGTTTATAAAACAATTTTTTAACATAGACGGGCTTCGTTTGTCCCGATCTATGACTTCTTCCAATGGCCTGTAACTCGGTTGCCGGGTTCCAAGAGGGAGACATGATATAAACGCGCGTGGCTTGTTGTAAATTAAGACCCTGACCACCAGATTTAATCTGAATTATGAATACCGCATTCGGGGACGCCTCCTTAAACATTTTAATCTGTTCATCTCTGTTCTCCTTTGATACAGTACCATCAATTCTAAATACAGGAATGCCCCTTTGTTTGAGATTATCTTGTATATGTTTCATTTCGCCCATAAATTGGCAAAATACGAGACTTTTCTCTTCGGGGTGACTTTCTAACATGTTAAACAGTGTTTCCATCTTTTTTGTCTTACCCGTCCAAGTTTCAGCTTCAACTCCATACTGTTTAGCGATACCAGAGAGATACATCTGTGGCCATATCATACACTGTCTGGCTCGTAACAAACATTCCAAAATAATCATATTCTTAGCATTAAGGCTGACAGCATTCTTAAAAATTTCACGTAATTTATCCTGAATATCCTTAAATGCAAAATTGTACAGATTTTTCTCACCTTCATACATATCCAATTCAACGTTTTCAAAATGACACACGGGTAATTTATGTCTTATATCCATATCAGTCACATCTGTCTTAGTTCGGCGCAAAATATACAGCTCTCTTATCTGTTCCGTTCGTCCCTGAATTAAAGCCTGTGGAATTCCAATAAACTTGCACAGTGAAACGAAATCCTTCATAGAATTGAAAACGGGAGTACCGGTAACGACCCACCTGATCATAGCATCCAATTTACAAATACTCTTGTATGTCACGGACGATTTATTCCGAATTTCGTGTGCCTCATCCAATACAATTCTATCCCATTGAATTTTGTGTAACTCACTATACTTTGTAAGAACAGAATACGGAGAAATTACAATATCTGAAGAATTCATCATAACCAGATTTTCCTTTTCATTGCGTTTTGGGCCATCAAATACATGAACATTCAACTGAGGTGCGAATTTAGCTATCTCAGTCTTCCATTGAGTGATAATAGATTTGGGCACGACGATGAGGGAACGACCCTTAGGATTACCTAAAATAGTCGATACCACCTGTACTGTCTTGCCGAGACCCATTTCGTCACATAAAAATCCACCGCGAGAACCCATGTTTTCATTCTCTCTGCGTAGCATCCACATAACTCCATCAGTTTGGTAAGGGGCATATAAAGATCCATTTAATTCCCTTTTGGCGCGAATATATTGTATGTTTACTGGATTTTCCATTTTAAGTTGTGTTTTACAATACAATTATTTACTTAGGGGGGCTAATCACTGATATAAGTGTCTTCCGGATCCACCTCAATCTCACACGGAATTACCTTTTTCTTACGAGGTTTTCGTACCTTGGGTTCGGGAACTTCTATTCCGTGTTCTCTGTGATGTAAAACCTTTTGCCAGAATTCTTCCATGACTGGAAAGTATTTTTCCCACCATTCTCTGTCCCTTTTAATATTAACAACGGTGAATTCCTCGGGTCGAGGCCAATTTGTTTCGGCAGGCTTATATTGTATGAAGTCGGCTTCCTCCAGGTCGAGTATCTCCATGCACATTTGAAGTTGGGGCATGTAGTGAACCGGAACGTCTCCATTTCCAATATCCCTCGACATGGGGCATTTGATTTCAACCAATTTACCAGATTCACTCACACCATCAGGACTTCCACCTAGCCAAGTATATTTGGGGTGGGGACACAGTCCTATCTCATGTACAACTTCATTATGACGCTGTTCGTACAAAATACGAGCTTCATCTTCATATTTCTCCCCGTGTCGGGTGGCTTCGTTTCCGGTAAAGACGGGTCCTTTACCGCATTTTTTTAATAGAAGATCGAATGGAGTTTCATAGTGATTCAAACCTATCGCCGTTGCACAGTCACTAGCAGTAAGCATATTCCCACGAAGATCAAGCCATTCTTGGGATTTCTGGGCGGCATACTCGCGTTCAATGAGTACCTTGACATGTGGATGCATTTATTAAATATAGATTCTATCTTTTAACTTATTATCGGATAATCTCAGATTCATCCTTAAATTTATGTATTTTCACAGTCTTAGGAGGCAAACCTGGAGGTGGTCGAGGCGGTGGTGGAGGAGGAGGCGGAGGGGGTTGGTGATGTTTAATCGGGGGTACATTCGCCACGTTAGATTTCGGTAAATCTCCGCCCCCAAATGCGGGTAAGAACACCGAGCGAGCGGCATTTTGTTCCGCTTGTTTTTTACTCTTCGCGTATCCCTGTCCAAGTTGTCTATTTTGAACAATAGCCCCAATCACAAATACTCCATTCTCTTGTGACAAAACACGATATTCGGGAAGTTCATAGTTGTTTGTCTGGCAATATCGCATGAGATGATCCTTAAAGTTATCATCTACCATGATACAGTTCAAATCGATGAATTCGGGATTTTCATAAATCCCCAAAATGAATTGTTTTGCGTGGAGTAATCCACAATCCATATAAATCGCACCCACGAGGGCTTCAAATACATCTTCAAGAATCTTTGGATTATTATTCCATTCATTTCTCATTCCTTTTTCATCCATTAAAACAAGTTTATTCAAACCCAATTTTAATGCGATAGATGCGAGAGTTTCCGACCTAACTAATTTAGTCCTAGCCTTTGTTAAAAATCCTTCTTGTTTATCTTCAAATTTATCGAATAACCATTTAGTTATGACGAAACCCAATACACTATCTCCCATGAATTCGAGAGTTTCAAACGATTGAGTTAAATTTTCATGTTCTTTTAATGCGGATTTATGGGTAAATGCCTTTTGGTACAGAGATAGATTTTTTATCTTTGTACCAACAAGTTGTTCTACTTCTTGTTGGGAAACATTCATGTTTCTTTGTTATTTATTAAAAGTTAATTGTTTAAGCTGCTTAAATCCACCCCCTTAGACCACTCGGGCATCCTGGCTTATATAAGAGTGCCAGGAGTGGGGTTCGAACCCACGCGCACATTGTGCAGTGGGTAGTTTTGCACGAGGCATTTTATTTTTATATGATTGAAATTAGACTTTTACGCCTTCTTGGCGGCCTTCACGTAATGCGGAGAAAGGAACTTTTGCAAGTTGAGGAAAGTAACTTGAACGTCACCCGGCTTGAGAAGCTCCCGAAGCTTTTCGTCCATGATGAGAACGCGTCCGTTGTCCGGGTGCTTCAAACCGTGTTCGGTAATGTACTTGGTGAGAAGCTTGGTAACTTCACTTCGGGAAACCAATTCTCCCGGCGGAAGACCAATAAATTCACGAAGCTGATCCGTGATTTCTTGCTTGCGGTTGAAACCGTTGTTAGCTGCGCGCGCGGCGGCCTTGGTTCCGTCCGGATCGTCCTGCTTAGACTTGATCTTACGAACAAGTTTAGTAAGCGACTTAACGTCGGAACGGAGAGCGGTAATTTCAGTTTGAATTTCTTCCAGAGACATCTTATATCTTTCCTACTGGGTTCATCTTTAAGTGGATTAACACGTTTAAATCATATTTTGGTAACACACGTATGCGCAGTATAAAAATGAGATTATATCACTTACGTTTTCTGACATTGAGAGCTAATGTACTGAGAATAACAAGGATAATTAATACGTATAAAATACGCTTAATGTTCTTTCTGAGATCGTAACGAAATGGTATGAATATATCATCTGTTATGGCAAATGGTGGCCTACTCTGGACATCCTTACATTGACCAGGACACCCCCCACCCGCACAGCACGAAGCTTCGCATGGAAAGACCTTATCGCCATACCTGTAACCACATATTTGATTATCATAGGGATATTTCTTACTTTTATATGCGTAACATTTACAGTCAGCTATTCGATCGCACTTAGAAGAACTGCAGTCCATATTTATATATTACAATATTATAATGGATACAAACGTTTACTCTGAGGCAGTCATCAGAAGATTCATGAAGAAAAATATGTTTATGGATGACGAAACATTAGTTCGATATTACAACAAAGACAACCTGTCGGGATACAGGAACAGACTCGCCAGAGTTCATAAGAAGGAAAATCTTGAAAAAATGATATATGCCGTAGTAACTGACAGTATCCGAGACATTGTCTATCAAATGATTGGAGAAATGTCCGATTATCTCCGTAAGATTGGAGATTTAGTCATATCTGGAGGAGAGGCGTTTAATTTATACATTGAACGCGCAGACAGAATAGTAACCGCAGATATAGATACCAAATTCGTACCGAGACTCAAATACGATAATAAATACTTTGGAAAACTCCAAGCTATAAAATTGATAATTTGGGATAAATTGGGCGAAATTGCGATGCGATATGACAAGAAGATAAAAGACAGATTGACAAAAAAGAATAAAGTATTCAGGTTTCTCGGTTTAGGATTTCCCGAAAAGGGGCCGTATGTCACGAGAAGATATATGTTGATTAAGAAGAAAAAGATCGACAACGGTCCAGAGCCGTCCAGGAAGGATGTTTTCATCGATGTTGAGTTGTTTTCTCTGGATCTTAAACTCCGGTACTTCTCCCCAGCAAAGGGTAAGATAGAAGAAACTGTCTTGGGTGGGATATTAGACATGCCCCTCATGCGTCCGGGTGAATTTGGATATGAAGTCGTAGAGTCCCAAAAGAAGGGTGTAACATATAAATCCAATGGTAAAATGATTCGCGATCCCAGAATTTCCGTCGCGGGACGCAGGTTTCTGATAGATGATGTATATTTAATGCAGAAATTAGGTCTCAGACCAGAAAAGAAAGAGAAGGACAAACAGAGACTTCTTAAATTGAGTAAAATGATTTCTACTAAATTCAAACTCAAATCCGGGGATAGCCTCGAGAGTATATATCATCGCGTACATAAATTCCCAATGACAGCGGCGAGGAGAATGAAGACAGACGGTGTGGTGAGTATGAAAACCGCAGAATCTCTCAATCCCAAAAAGTATATGAGATATACCACTGAACCGAGTGAGACGAGACTGGGGAGACAAATGGTATATGGACTTAAAGCTTCCTTGAGAACCATAAATGTTCCACAATATACAAAAACACACGGTTCCTATCGTTTTAACACAAATACCCAGTTATGGCGCAGAAATACACGCAGTCAGTATATTAAAAATGAATACACACACAGGCCGGCAAATGGTATAAATTTACCGGACGACTTAATCATCTCCAAAACGTTATATGGATTTAATCCCAGGAGAGATGGATGGGTATCGAAAAAGATATTGTCCCGTTCAGCACAAATACCGTTTGTTGGTTTAAAGAATTGAGAATATAGTTATATACAATGTTATACGGCGAACCGACCAAAGACGAAGATGGACTCCGATGGGTGAAGACCACCACACCGGAAAAGAAAAAGGTTTATATTCAGCTCAATAAAGTGAAAATCGAAAAAATCGAAGGCGATGAGATTACCATCGATCTCGCCACAGACGTAAATGCCGAAAGAATTGCGGCTGTGCATGACATAAATAGACAGGCTGCCAAGGATAATAGTGAGTCCTGGTTTGGAAAGGTTGTTTCAGAAGGAACATTGGCAAAAGCTTATACTACAGGAGCTGCTAATAAACTGACTGTCGATCGAATCGAGGCAACCCGGGTTTTTACAGCGGATCAGGAACCGACCGATTTTGAATCCATCATGGTGGATTCAGAGTGTGCCGTTATCGTGGAACTGAGTGGCATTTGGTTCGGTAAGAAAACTTTTGCTCCAGCCTGGAACCTGGTTCAGGTCAGGATTTCTCCTCCCCCGCCACAACCAGAAGAAACATACCCAGAACAATATGCCTTCAAGGAAGAATCCGAAGATGACCAATAAAAAAAAATATGTTTATTACATAGTAAAAGATGAAGTTCCCACGTGTCCCCGAACAATTGATCTGGGCTACTTTGGCACTCATTGTCATGTTTGCGATCTATCAGTACACCACGAATACAAAGAAATCTGAATACAGCGCCGAAGATGCTCTGTATGCCCCGGCTCCGGCGGGTGGTAAGGCCACCAAGTGCGGTATGAAGGCCGGTACGGGTCTCGCTTCCAGCCTCCTCCCGCGTGAAGTCGCTTCTAAGGCTGATTTTGGTGAGTTTAAGCCAGATGACGTCCTCAAGGGCCAAAAGAACTTCCTCGAGCCGCGATCCCAAGTTGGATTCCCGGAAAGTGTGGGAGGTGCTCTTCGAAATGCGAACCAACAAATCAGAGCCGACCCGCCGGTGGCGAAGAAGGCTTACGTGTGGCAAAACAGTACCATTTCCGCCGATACCATGCAGCGTGACTTGTAAATACTCAATTAAAGATATTAGATTAGATTAATATAAATGTCTTCTGAAGCCCCTAATGTCCCAGAAGAACTTTCGGCAAACGTTTCTAAACTTGTCGAATTAAATAAACAAATAACTGAAGCAAAAGCTGATATCAAGGTCCTAACCTCAGCCGAACGGAAAATTAAAGATTCCATAAAACGGTTGATGGTAACTCAGGGTATTGATACCATTAACCTCAGACAGGGGAAAATCTCTCTTAGTACGACGACACGAAAGGGAACTATGACCAAGGTCGTCATCAAATCTGGTATTAACGCTTATTTCGGTGGAGATCCAGTCAAAATCGAAGGATTGATGAATGCTATTCAAGATCAGATTAAAGAAAAAAGATCCACGTCTCTGAGAATAACTGGGTTAAAAGAGAAAGCCCCTAAAAAAGAAGAAACAAATTGATTTGAGACTATAAACGACCAAAAATGGTTTGGTCTCAGTACTTATACGAAGGAACTCATGGAACGGAAGTAGATCCAGACGAATCTAATGATACCACATTCATCGAAGAGGATGAATATGGTATTCAAGAATGGGAGTTAGAATATGGTGAAGAACTCCGCGAATTGTGGCATATGATACAAATCCTATTGCGTGACGCGTGGATAGAAAGGGAAATTCTATATCAAACAGATTACTGGGAATTTGTAGAATTTTGTTATGAAGACTCGTGGAATAGGTATTTTCAAAATAACACCATTAATATAGTATATAGGGATAAATTATATTATATATGGCAAAAAATGAATGAATATAGAAGAGATGTGAGACTCGGGGAACAATTCTGGAAAGGTGCC